AAGTGATCCCATCGCGCGATCGAGATCGCGCTGGCTCATGATCGGGCCCAGCGCCTTCAGCGCTTCAGAGTGGTGTGCGAGCGCGGGCGTCAAAGCAAGCCAGGCCGCGCAGTGCACGCGGATGAGCCAGTCGAGGGCCATCCATGAGCGTTTGAGCGACAGCTTGCCGCCGCGATTGGTGCCGATGAGGCGGGGGATATACGGCTTGAGCTGGTTGCGCTCTTCGTCGGATCGCAAACCATCATTCCAGGATATGCCGAAGGAGCGCAGCACCGGATCGACGCACTTCGGCGCGGCGCTAAACGGCTCGCCGGCGAACATGCTGACGACTTCGAGGAAGCAGTGGCCCTCGTCGGGGTTGTTGTGGCCGCCGTGGTTCAGCCAGATGTTTGCAAGGTCTTCGAGGGTGAGGGTCTGGGGCGTATCGATTTGTGACATGGTCAAGACTCCGTATCACCAGCGGCCCGACGCTTGTTGTCGATGAGCGGTTCGCTCACCGGCTGCTCGCGTTGCTTTCGCAGTCCGGCAAGGACGGCGAGACAGGTACGCATGGCGGGGTTGGTAAGCGCGTTGGTAGCGGAGCCGGGGAAATGGCGGAGACGGTGCTCCCGCACGATGTCTGCATCCGTGACGGGAATCCGGCTGGCCATACCAGGCTCGTCGTTACGCGGACGCGGGATGGCCGAAGGGCCGGAACTTCAGAAAACGGCGTAGCGCGGCGCCTCGCCGGGGCGATGGCGGTCGAGCAGTTGGCTCGCAGTAGCCGCAGGCGCAGGGCGTGTACTGACCGCGAGCACTGCGGCCATACTGCATGCCGCACGTCGCGCAGCGCACGAAAGACTCGAATGCCGGGTCGCCATGCTGTACGGTGACGACATAGTCGAACTCGGACCGCACGGACTGGGGCACTTCGAGCTCGACATCGACCACGACGGCGTGAGTGTCGATGCCGCGCAGAAAGCCGACATCCACGTCAGCAGGTGATGCGGCGCGAAGTGGGATGTAGTCGCACGAACCCTTGTTCAGGCGCACGTAGTGAGCGATGGCCGCGCCGATCAGGAATGCCGTGTGCGAACCGTTCGAGGGCTCGACAAGCCGCTGGATGAGGATTTTTTCCATGGCGACCCCTCAAACCATCGGGCGAACGTGGCCCGTCTGAACGGACGAATCCCGATGCGACTCGGTCGGCGCATCGGGATTCGGCGAAAAGACCTGGATGCCGACGACGATGGCCGCGACGATCAGGCCGACGCGCCAGTACGGGGATTGCTCAAAGTTGCTTTGAGGAATTTGCTGCTTGACGACGGGCTGCTGCTCTTGTCTGAGCCATGCCCGCCTACATTCGGCATGTAAATCGATCAGTTGCATGATGGCTCCCAGTGAAGATGCGAGCCAATTATCCGCACTCGGATTTATTTTTGTCAATCCGTTCTCGGATATTTTTCGATAAAACTGCAGAATTCTGGCGGATCGCGACAGCGAAGATGTGCCAATCCTACCGCCGGCGGATTAGCTGTCGGACTTCGGTTGGCAGAAAAAGGAAGGCGGATAGGTGGGCGGCGATGACGATGACAGCATCTAACCATGCTGCATTGTTCACATATGACGCACTGGCTAGGGCAACTGGCAGGAGAAGTTCCAGTCGGCTGCGACCGGAAGTTGATCGGTGGCCGTCGCGGTGCGTGGCGTGTTTTCGGAGTCGTTGCGCAATTGCCTCTAGCCCATCGGCCAATGCATCGGCAAATTCAGGTTCGACATCGGCAATGACCATGTCAACGCTACCGTCCGATCTTAGGGAGGCGAGCGCTGCAGCGATTGGTGCTGCAACCGGATCATCAAGGTGATCTAGCAGGAACTTGCGTACAGACGTGCGCCGCCCCGAATCTCCTGGCTCGATATTGTTTTTTTCAGTGTCGGTCGCAGCAATAAGTCTTAGGTGGGGGTGTTTGTGATTAGCCTCGTGACCCGCGTTTCCGCTGTGGTTTGTGTTGTATGTTTTCATTCGCTCTCAGTGCATTTTTTGTTAATGTGCTTTCTGAGGCGCCATGCGCATTGCGCTTGTTCCCGGCTTGAGGGGCAAGCGTTTCCTTGCTTCGCATGGTGGACGAAGCCTTGGATGCCGAGTCTCCATCTCGGTTAGCGATCGTAAATTTGATGAATGCTGCGATTCGCTCCTTTTCGGCGGCACCGAGAGTTGCATAGCCGCTGCGATCGTAGTCGATCTCCACCTTGTCTTTCGCTCCATCCTCCTCAATCAACTCGTAAAGCGACACCCCAAATGCCTTTGCGACTTCCAGCGCGGTAATCAAGAGGCAGTTTGTTTCGCCCTCCAGCAGTCGATTTATAGAACTTTGTGAAACGTTTGCGGCGCGAGCGAGATCAGCTTGTCGTTGCAACTCGGGTTGGGCCTTCTGAAGTCGCCGGACGTTGTCGGCCACGACTTTTCTGAGTGGTTGGGTAGTCATGCCACGAATGTTGCCGAAAACGGATTTCCGTGTGCGGATAGGGGCGGGCGCCGTCAATCTTGAAGAAAAATCCGAGAACGGATAATATCCGGCTGAATTCATCGAGGACCCCAGTAATGAGTCAGCCCAAAGAGCCGATGCTCGCCGCTGTTGTGCGGCGATTGAGGGAAAGCAAAGGGAAGTGGCGTGAAATCTCGCGAGAGAGTGGCGTTCCGTATGCGACGCTCACTCACCTCGCGCAAGGTCACAGCGCTGATCCACGCATATCCACCCTTCAGCCACTTCACGACTACTTCGAAGCTCAACCGGCCGCCGTCGAGCCCGGCAGCAGTGTTGCTCACTGACCGAGGGCTACAAAAGAAACCGTGGGTGTAAGAGCCCTCATTTGTTCGTAGCACGGCGGTAGCGGGTAGTGGGAGCACAGTCCGAATCGTAGAGCCATCGATCGGGCGCGCACAGATTGAAACGTCAGCGAAGTCAACAGGGGGAGTCAATGACGCGCAGATACAGCAACACGGAATGGCTCGACGTGCTGTACACGTCAGTCCGGAATACGCCGGGCGGCGTAGCGGGGGCAGCCACATTTCTCACGAACCGTCGTGGCCGCAGCATCGCGAGCGAGGCACTTCGACAGCGACTGAACGGGCAGGGCGAGAGCCGGCCTGCGATGGATGTTTTCGAGTTGCTGCTCGAATGGATGCAGGAGCAGCGTCAACCGCATGCCCTCGACGCATTGCATGCGCTCAATGAGCGCTTTGGCCTGTTCGCAACCGCGGTTGAATCGGAAAGCGAGATCGGCTCGGTGCATGCGGTTGCGATGCGCGCACTGGAACACGCGCAGTATGCCGGTGCCGTGGCGGACAAGGTCCGCGAAGCTCTGGACGACGACAAGATAACCGTTGCCGAAGCGGACGTCATTGCGGACGCAGCGCGGTCGGCGCAACGCCAGCTCGACCAGCTCGTGCGTGCCGCGCACCGCGCTGCGAGGCAGCCGGATCAATGAGCCATTTCGAGCATGGCATGACGTGCTGTAACCGGCACCGCGTGCATATCGGTCTGGAATGCGCCGTCAACCAGCAACTGGCCTGCGCGGCCACCGCGCTGAAGTGGCAGGCCGAGTACAGTCCGGCGGCGCTTCCGAAGTTCATGCGCAGCGTTCTCGCTGCGTTTCCTGATCACCTGTCTTACCTGCGCGTCGCGGCTCGCGAGGCTGAGGCGCTGGATGAGTTCATCCGGCAAGGCGCGCTGGTATGCGCGTCGCTTCCGACGAAGACCGACAGGCAGGCCTGGCGGGCCGCATTCCTCGGCGCTTACGACTCGTGCGCCTACGAAACCCATCTCACCTCAGGCCTCTGCGCCACGCACGTCGAGGCATTCGATAAGGCGATGTCGGCGGAATGGCACCGTCTGCGCGGTCGCATACCAGGGAGCACCAAGTGACATTGAACGGCGCCAGCACATCGCTGCGACACGGCTATTCCATGAAGACGCGCGCGGCACTCGGCGGCGGTAGTTACGCCGCTGGTCGAGCGCGCTGGCGAGGCATGGCCCACCACGCAGCCCAGGAATGCTTCGAGTCGCTATGCGCGGATGGTCGTGCGCGAGTTCTCGGTCATCTGCGCCCATCCCGGACCACAAAGTGACTTTGACAGGTCTGCGCCCGATCGACCCGACATTCTCTCCGCTTCCCGTGGCATGCGTGCGTTGCGCGTTAGGGGGGGCGTTCATCCATAAAAAGGCAGTAATCCATGGCAACGCTTGATCAAATCATCAATCAGCTGGTAGCTGCGGGCCATCCGAAATTGCCGGACGGACATCCTGTTGCGAGCGGCAAGCCGCATCGCTACGGGCCGAATAAGAAGTACTGGTACTCGCTGCATGAAGTGGTCAAGGCTGGCGAGGTGATTGGGTATACCGGCGCGTACGGATACTGGTCCGGCAACGACAATGGCGCGCAGGCTTTTTCCTGGGAGGGCGAAGCGCTTTCGCCGGAAGATGTCGCTGCCACGAAGGCGCGGCAGGATGCCGTTGCTCGTGACGAGGAGCGCAAGCGGCAGCAGGCAGCGAAACTCGCTGCGAATCGGGCGCGCGAGCAGTGGCACGCCGCGCGCGACGAGGGGGAATCGGCCTATCTCACGCGCAAGCAGATTACTGCTGAAGCTGTGCGCTTTGCCGTCGACGGCGATCTGTACGTACCAATGTTCAACTATGCCGATGGATACCGGCTCGTTGGTCTGCAGAAGATCACGCCGACAGGCGCGAAGCGCTTCAATAAGGGCATGGAAAAGAAGGGCGCCTCGTTCCTGCTCGGTGACATCGGAGCCGACGACAAGGTTGCCATGCTCGCCGAAGGGTATGCCACTGGCAGATCAATCCGGATGGCGACCGACGAAGCTATCCCGCTTCTGGTCTGTTTCGACGCCGGCGGCATTCTCCAGGCAGCACGATATCTACGCGGCACGAATCCGGACCTGCATCTGTTGATCTGCGCGGATGATGACTGGAAGATCGAGCAGCGCCTGTTCGACTTCCTGAAGACTGATTTCGGCTATACCGGGGAGTTCAGACTGGGCGAGCCCGCGGTGCGGATCGAGACCCGGCACACGTGGTACATGGTGAGAGCTGAGTACCGTCGCGACAATAACAATGTCCCGTACATCGATCTCTTCTACGGCAATGACGTGCTGCCGGAGCGTTCACGCCGTTTCGAGAATACCGGCCTGAAGCACGCATATGAAGCGGCCCGGGCGGTCGGCAACGCCAGTGTCGCATTCCCGCGATTCACGGATCGCGGCGATCGCAAGCTGACCGATTTCAACGATCTGCACTGTATCGAAGGCATTGATCCGGTGCGACAGCAAATCCAGCGAGCACTGCTCTCTGCGTTGATGCCGGCCGACGAAGATATGCCGTCCGATGTACTCATTCAGGCCGGCATTGCAACCAGCGTGCGCCAAGGCGATTCTGTTGCCGCGCCTGCCAGCCGCGGCGCAACGTCCGCTGGCGCTGCGGCGCAGGAGTGGGACGGGCGGGAAGCAGAAAACGGCGCCCACACGTGGGAGCAGGACCTCGCCCGCACCGAGAAAGGCAATCTCCTGCCTACGCTAGGCAACGTGCATCTCATTCTCTCGAATCACAAATCGTGGCATGGGGTGATCGCGCAGGATGATTTTGCGGGCCGCGTGGTCAAGCGAAAGAAGCCACCGTTCCCTCAGGGCGAACTCGGCGAGTGGTCCGATATGGACGATATCCGCTGCGTCCTGTGGTTGTCGCAGAAGTACGGCATCTCGGTGCGGCAGGACATCGTAATGAACGCGGTGCTGCTCGTCGCCGATGCTGTCCACTTTCACGATGTCCGCGAATACCTCGAAAATCTCGTATGGGACCACGAGCGGCGTGTGGAGACATGGCCGACGCGTTACATGAAGGTGGCCGACAGTGAGTACGTCCGGCTCGCCGGCATGAAGTGGCTCATAGCAGCGGTAGCGCGCGTCATGCGGCCCGGCTGCAAGGCCGACAACGTGCTGATCCTGGAGGGCAAGCAGGGCTGGTATAAATCCACCGCACTGGAAGTGATTGCCGGCAAGCACTGGTACACCAACTCGCCGATCCGCATCGGCGACAAGGACACCTACGCCGTCATGGCCGGCAAGTGGATCATCGAGCTGGCGGAACTCGACTCCCTCAACAAAAGCGATTCATCCGCAGCGAAGAGCTTCTTTGCGACCGAGACAGATCGTTTCCGCAACTTCTATGGCAAGCGTGCCACGGACGTGCACCGGCAGGGCGTGTTCGCCGGCTCGGTCAACTTCGATACCTACCTGAAGGATGAGTCCGGTAACCGGCGTTACTGGCCGCTGCGTGTTGGCGGTCCCATCCATATCGATGATCTTCGCCGGGACCGCGACCAGTTGTGGGCAGAAGCCGTTCATCTATACCGGCAGGGCGTTGTGTGGCACGTGACCGAGTCGGAAAAGCAGCTATTCGAGAATGAGCAGGCCGAACGCTATGAAGGCGACGTGTACGAAGACCGGATCGCGCGGCATCTTGACCTGTCCGGCCGCGTCACCATGGAAGAAATCCTCGGTGACGTCTTGAAGCTCGATACGTCGAAATGGACATTGCCCGAACAGCGTCGCGTCGGCAAGGCGCTTAAATCCCTCGGCTGGGTGCGCAAGCGGGAAACGACCGGCAAGCGCGGCTGGTACTACGTCCGGGAAGACGACGTTCCGGTAGCGCCGCCGGCATCAGCAGCAGACGGGACGGACGATGATGCGCCGCTCTGATTGCACGACCATATGGCGCGCCACGCATCAGGTTGCGGCGCGCGTACGCGCCAGCGTTGGCGCGCCATGCACGGGACTCAACGCTGTCCCGTGTCCCAGCGTCCCAAGCGCGTCTCCTGTGTGGGTGCGCGTACCCGCGACGTGCGCGACGTGCAGGGGTGCATGCATGTCGCGGGCGCGCGCACCCACACAAGCCTTTTCTTTGGGACATAAGGACATTGGGACAATAAGGGGGAAGCAATGATCGACCTGAAAGAGCAAGCCGGGATCGCGATGAATGCGCGTGGTCAGCTATCGGACTCGATTGCCGATCCCCAAGTAACTTTGGGAGCCCTCGCGTTCGCCAATGATCTCGGGCGCTTGCTGTGGCGAATGAAGTACGGGCAGGACGTGCGCCGCTCGGGCCTTAATCGCGCGACGCTGCTTCTTGCGAAGCGGGTGCGGGAGCCGGATAAATTCAATCGATCGAAATTTACGGGAGTGACCCGGGCGGCTGAGCGGGCCGCGGCCGTCAAGGGAAAGAAAGTCGAGCGGATGACATCCGACATCATCGAGCGATTCGCGCGGCAAGTGATCGTCGAGTGGATTGTGGACCTCTGCGTTGCCTGCGATGGGCGTGGTGTAAGCGGTCGCGGGAAACACGTGACGCTTCGGCGCATTGTGTGCCCGACATGCGGCGGCGACGGACGGGTGTGTTGCGACGAGTACAGTATTCCGTTCGCCGCCCGATTCGATGGCCGCGGCCCGATGCTGTTTCGCGAGTTCGAGCGCTGCCCGCAATGCCATGGTCGCGGTAGTGTTGATGCCGAAGTCGCATCGAAGAGTGCTGGCCGGCAGATTTGTGGTGAGTGTCACGGAACCGGGCGACGGCCTGAAGATCATGCGAGTCGCGCGCGAGCGCTCGGCGTTCCGTTGAACCAGTATCACGCGAACTGGAAGTCATATTTTCACGCGGTGCATGCGCTGCTCGATGCGCTCGACGGTGCTGCGAACGACACGGTGCAGCGACGCATGCGACGATGAAGTTCTTGCAATTCACGAAAAACCCCGTCTATACTCCGCGCCATGCATCCTTTACCGCGTCACTGGATGCCGTGAGCCCCGCACACTCGTGGAGCAACCTTGTCCCGGCTGTCGTACAGAATCGCGCGAGCGGCGCGACCAATAATATGCCAACAGCCTGCCGGGAATTGATCGGCGGGAGTTCGTCCGTACGAAACATGAATATCTGAAGCCCTGAGCGCGAAAGCCTCGGGGCTTTTTGCATTGGGCGTACGCGCTGTCGACTCCTCGGTCCGGCGTCGACAGTTAATTCAAATTCAACCAGACGATTACCGATTCGCGGTGATCGTCGTTCTTTGGAGTGTCGCGATGAGTAAGTCGAAAGAGTTTGAACTGAATGAAATCGTGCAACTGGCGATGTCGAGCGAAGCCGGAACCGTGATCGGCAAAGCGCACTACGTCACGGGGGAAAACAGCTATCTGGTTCGCTATCAGGCTGCTGATGGTCGGCAGGTCGAGCAATGGTGGGGCGAAAGCGCCTTGATTGCCGGCTAGGCACTGCGCTATGCCCAAGAAAGCTCCTACGCCATGCCGTCATGCCGGTTGTGCAGTAGTGCTCGACAAGCCTGGCTATTGCGATGAGCACAAGCGCGACGCGATCGGCTGGCGTCCTGATCGTGAGCGCGGCAATCGTCACGCGCGCGGGTTCGGTTCGGGTTGGGAGCGCAAGCGGCTGCTGATTCTGAAGCGTGACTGCGGGTTGTGTCAGCCGTGCCTCAATGCGGGGCGCGTCGAGCGAGCGACACAGGTCGACCACATTGTGTCGCGTGGCGAGGGCGGCACGAGCGACGAGGACAACCTGCAGTCGATCTGCGATGACTGTCACAAGAAGAAGACGGCGCAGGAGAGCGCCCGCGCGCGCAGGCGCACCTCAGACAGCCTGCTCTGATCGAGGTCTCGCGTTGCCGAATCCGGTGCCGCGTCGCTGTAGCGGCGCGTCTGCGTGGTCGTAGACGCATCAGCGCCGTCGAGGTGCCGGGGTGGGGGTGGCCAAAAGGCTGCACCGATCTGCCCGAGACCGCTCGTTCAATGCTGTTTTTGCGCGAGGCACTTTTTGAAGGTGGGGGGGGGTAAAAAATCACCCCTATGAGCGCCTCGCAGTCTCTTTTCCCGTTTTTGTCCAGGAGCCCTTATGGAGCCCTCTACGCCGGCTATAAGCGTGCAGGACGGACACGCTGACGCCGACAGGCGCGTCGATGGCATCGAGTCGGAAGTGCCGATGCCGCTCAAACCGCTGTCGTTGGCAGAGGAGCGCGTATGGAACTATGTCGCTGTCGCACTCAAGGATTACGGATTGATCCATCGCACTGACGCGATGCTGATGCACCTGATCGTGTCGACGTTCGTGCAATGGGTCGACGCTGAAACCGCGCTCGAAAAGCACGTGGCCGAAAACAATGGCTCTTTCATGTCGAAGACGCCGAACGGCTACGAACAGCCTCACCAGTGCTATTACATGGCACGCAATCTCAAAACCGAACTGCTGCGCATGCTGCCAGAAGCGTGCCTGACGATTCCGTCGTTCGCCAAAGTCAAACAGTCGATGCGTGAGCCGCAGCAGGGCGATATGTTCGATCCGCTCGTCGCATTCGTGTCGAACAAACCGCAGGCTCCGCCGGCGCCGAAACTTGTGCACTCCAGATGAAAAATGCCGATCTTGACTGGGACGCGTATGGCCGTGACGTGCTCGCAGGAAAGATCGTGGTGTGCAAGTGGGTGCGCAAGGCGGTCGAGCGTCATTACCGCGATCTCGAAACTGCAGCAGAGCACGGCCTGGTCTTTAGCGAAGCGCATGCCCGGCATGTCCTGGCATTCTTCGATTTCCTCAAGCACAGTAAGGACAAGTGGGCCGGCGCGCGTTTTGAGCTGTCGCTGTGGCAGGCGTTCTGGCTTGCTGTTCTCTTCGGCTGGTTACGTGCTGACGGCACGAGGCGATTCCGCAAGGCCTATTTGGAGATTGCGCGCAAGAACGGCAAGTCGACGCTACTGTCGGGCGTCGGCCTGTATCTGCTGATAGGTGACGGCATCGCTGGCGCGGAAGTGTACACGGCCGCAACGAAGCTGGATCAGGCGAAGATCGTCCACGAGGAAGCAAAGCGCATGGTCATGCAGTCGGCCGAGCTGCGCAAGCATCTGCAGATCGTCAAGAACGACATCATGCTGCCCGGCACAGCAAACACGTACAAGCCGCTCGGTGCTGACGCACTGACGCAGGACGGTCTCAATCCACACGGTGCGATTCTCGATGAGCTGCATGCGCATCCGTCGCGCGCGCTGTGGGACGTGATTGAGTCTGCGACCGGTTCGCGGTCGCAGCCACTCATGCTGGCGATTACGACGGCGGGCTTCAATGTCGAGAATTCGATCTGTATCGAGCAGCGTAACTACGTGCGGCGCATCCTTGAGGAAGCAATCGACGACGACGCGTATTTCGGCGCGATTTACACACTCGATGGTTACGACGGCGGCGAAGACGATGAGAAGGATGACTGGACTGATGCGGCGAACTGGATAAAAGCCAATCCGAACCTCGGCCTGTCGGTATTCCCGGACAATCTCGCAGAGTCAGTGCGTGTTGCGCAAAACGAACCGTCTGCGCAGGCGAATGTGCTGACCAAGCGCTTCAATATATGGGTGAAAGCGGCGCATCTGTGGATGGCCATGGACCGATGGAAGGCGTGCGGCCGGAAATACACACTCGATGATCTGCGAGACATCGCGGCGGTGTACGGTGGCCTTGATCTGGCGAGCACGTCGGACCTGTGCTCGCTCGGCCTGCAGTTCGTACTGGAAGATGGCACGCGTGCTTTATGGGGCAAGCACTATCTGCCTGAAGACGTGGCGCTCGATTCGGAGAATCCGAACCATCGCCTGTACCTGGTCTGGAAGGGGCAGGGCTGGCTCACACTGACACCCGGCAACGTGACCGACTACGCATTCATCAAGAGCGATGCGATCAGGTTGCTTGAGCGCTTCCCGATTGCGGAAATCGCATTCGACCGCTGGAACAGTTCCCAGCTCGTTACCGACCTGATGAACGAAGGCGCAAACATGGTCGCATTCGGCCAGGGTTTTGCCAGCATGAGCCCGGCAATGAAGGAATTCGAGCGGCTTATCAAGGGGCGGCAGCTCATGCACCCGAACGATCCCGTGATGACGTGGGCAATGAGCAATCTCGTCGCCACCAAAGACCCTGCCGGGAATATCAAACCGGACAAGCAGAAGAGCGCCAACAAGATCGATCCCGCCGTCGCGCAGATTATGGCCGCTGGCCGCGCGGCGCTGGCGACGATCGAGCCGGTTATCACAACTCCTTTCGTGGGACTCTAATGTTCGAATCCCTAAAGCAACTTTGGGGCGGCAGTTCGCCTCCTGCATTTGATCGTGTAGAGCCGGTGGTCACGCCGGGTGTACGCAACGATCAGCGCACGACGGTCGTGTCATCGGATGCGGATGGCATGCGCGAGCTGTTCCATGTTGATCCGTCGTTTGCCGGCACGGCCGTGACGCCGCAGAGCGCGATGCGCGTATCCGCGGCCTATGCCTGCGTACGCCTGATTGCGGGTGCGAAAGCATCCATGCCGGTGCAGATGTTCCAGAAGGCAGATGGTACGAATAGCCGGGTCGATGACCATGCGTATCTGTCGCTGCTCAATGATGAGCCATCGCCGTGTTGTTCGGCTGCGGTTTTCTGGGAGTTCGTCGAGGCGAGTCGACAACTCTATGGCGACGGCTTTGCGTATATCGCCCGCAACCGCAACGGCGTGCCGCAGGAACTGATTCCCCTGCATCCGTTGCGTGTGGCAAGCGAGAAACTGACCACGGGCCGGATCGTTTATTACGTGCTGTTCGACGACGGTACGTATCGCGGTGTCGATCAGGACGACATGCTGCAGTTCTGCAATTTCGGATGGGATGGATTGCGCAGCATGAGCACGATCCGCTGGGGCGCGCGGCAGAGCATCGGAACGGCCATTGCGGCCGAGAACCACGCAGGCAAATTCTTCCAGAACGGCGTGATGCCGAGCGTCGTGCTTGAGTACCAGGGCACGATGAAGCAGGAAGTGGTCGAGCAGTTGCGCAACGAATTCGAGATGCGCTACGCCGGCGCCGGCAACGCGCATCGTCCGATGATCCTCACGGGCGGTACTGCGGCGAAGGGTTTGCAGATGAGCGCGTCGGATGCGCAGTTGCTGGAGACCCGTAATTTTCAGGTGATTGATATCGCCCGTGCATTCGGTGTGCCGCCGTTCCTGATCGGCGAGAGCGAAAAGCAGTCCGCGTGGGGCGCTGGTATGGCGACGATGACGCAGGCCTTCATCACCTTCACCATGCAGCCGCATCTGGTTCGCGACGAACAGGAGATGCGGCGCAAGCTGTTCCGCATCGGACGTTACTCGGTCAAGTTCGACCGTCGTGCCTATCTTGCTGCGGACATGGAGAAGCTTGCCGCGTACTACCGTCAGGCGATTGGTGGATCGCAGGGGCCAGGCTGGCTGTCAGTCGACGAGGTCCGCGGGTACGAAAACATGGCGCCCAAGCCCGGTGGCGACCAGCTTTATTCACCTACACCGTTGCAAGGAGCTTCGAGTGAAACGCAATCCGCTACTTAACCTGATCCGCGCGAACATGGATCGCCCACGATCGTTCAAGGTCTCGGCGACCGATGAGCAGACGACGTCGATTTACCTATACGACGCGATTGACCCGTGGTGGGGAATTTCTGCTGAGGCGTTTGCGAGACAGTTGAATGCCATCGAGACGCCGAACATTAATCTTCGAATTAACAGTCCGGGCGGCGACGTGTTCGAGGCACGAGCAATCGTGACCGCCATCAGGCAGCATTCGGCCAATATCGATTCATACGTCGACGGTATCGCTGCATCTGCGGCCAGCTATGTCGCGCTGGCGGGGAAGAAAGTGGAGATAGCGGATGGCGCATTCTTCATGATCCATAAGGGCTGGACGATCGAAATGGGCAATGCCGATGAGCTGCGCAAAACGGCCAGTCTGCTCGACAAGATCGACGATTCGATTGCCAACGACTACGCGGCTCGCACCGGCAAGTCGAAAGATGAACTGCTCGCGCTAATGGCGGAAGAGACCTGGTATTCGTCGGCTGAGGCAAAAGAGTTTGGCTTCGCGGACCGCATTGGCGGCTCGGCCGATGCCCAGAATTCTGGCCAATGGAATCTGTCTGCGTATGCCAGGGTGCCGAAAGCGCTGACTGACAAACCCGAAACATCGTCAGCGCGCGATCGCGCTGCATTGGAGCGTCGTATGGCGATGCTCGAACGAATCGCACCGTAAGCGCTCTCGCTGAGGCGATCAGGGGCTGCACATTCCGTGCAGCCCTTTTTGTTTATATCAACCATCCATACAGGGAACCATATGATCTCGATTCAGGCATTGCGGGAGCAGCGCAACGCGATTGCAAAGGATATGCGCAATCTGCTCGATAACAATCCGGACGCCAAGTGGAAGGAAAACGACTGCCAGGCGAAGTGGGACGAACTGGATGCGAAGCTCGTCGATATCGATGCACAGATCACGCGTGAGCAACGCATGCTCGACGCGAACGCCGAAGACCGCTTCAATGCGCTGGCCGGCCAGGGGCGTGACCGCGGTGATCGTGGCGCTGACCGTACTGCCGCTCAGGACATGTACGCGCGCTGGCTGCGCGGCGGCAACGAGGCGTTGTCGGCGGCGGAGTGGACTGCGATCCGTAACACGATGAGCACCGATACGCCGGCGCAAGGTGGCTATACGGTGCAGACCGATATCGCGAAGACGGTCATCGAAGCACTGAAAGCGTTCGGTGGCATGCGGTCGGTGTCGGAAGTGTTCACGACCGCGCAAGGCAATCCCATCGAATTTCCGACGAGCGACGGTACGGGCGAAATGGGTGAAATCGTCGGGCAGAATACTGCTGCGAACGCGCAGGACCCGTCGTTCGGCGCGGTGCCGCTGCCGGTCTACAAGTACGGCTCGAAAATCGTCGCGGTGCCGATCGAGCTCTTGCAGGACTCGGAAGTCGACATCGAGACCTTCATTCGCAATCGTCTTGGCGTCCGTCTGGGCCGCATCACGAACAACCATTTCACGGCCGGTGACGGTACGAACAAGCCCAAGGGGCTGTTCCCTTCGCTGTCGGTTGGCGTGGCTGCGGCGGCGGGCGGTGTGAGCACGGTGACGTACGACAATCTCGTTGACCTGCAGGAATCGATCGACGATGCCTACGCCGGCACGAACTGCAAGTGGATGTTCCATCAGTCGACGCGAAAGGTAATCCGCAAGCTGAAGGACACGGCGGGTCGCCCGATCTGGATGCCGAACTATGACGACGGCATCACGAAGGGTGTGCCCGATCAGCTGCTCGGTGCGGATATCCAGATCAATAACGATGCGCCCGTTCTCGGCGCGAACAATACACCAATCGCATTTGGCGACTTCTCCTACTACAAGATTCGCGACGTGATGGGTCTGACCATGTTCCGCTTCGCTGATTCGGTGTACGCGTCGAAGGGACAGGTCGGCTTCCTTGCATGGATGCGCTCGGGTGGTGTGTGGACCGACGTCGGCGGCGCCGCCAAGACCTTCCAGAACGCGGCGGCCTGATTCCGGCGATGTGCGTGCAGTGTGCAGCACGGTCTGCACACTGAATTCTCCTTCCGTATGCTCATGAGGGCCGTATGGCTAACAAAAATGTACTCGTTCGTGTCCTGCAGGCAGTTCGTATTCATGCGACCGATTATTCCTGCAATGACGTTGTTTCGATGCCTGCCCGACTGGCAGCTGCGCATGAGAAGTCTGGAAGCGTTGACCCGGACCCGGATGCTGTTGCGTATGCGCGCACGGCACTTGGTCGCGCGCCGATCGAGCATATCGTGCCGGAAGGCGCGGCTCTTCTCTCTGCAGATTCGCAATCGCCGGCAACCGATGGTGATGCGGCGGTATCGACGCAAGGTGCAACGAACGGACAGGCAGACACTCAAACCGACAGCGGAGCGGCGGCAGGCGCAGCTGGCGAGTCCGCGAAGGCGCAACAATGACATTCGGCCTCTCCCGTGTCGCGGGGGATGAGGTCAATGAGCCTGTCAGCCTCGCCGACGCGAAGCTCCACCTTCGCGTTGACGTGGATGACGACGACGATCTGATCGGCTCGATGATCACGTCTGCCCGTACGTCATGCGAGGCGAGAATGCAGCGAAGCATTTTGCCGCAGTCGTGGACGCTGACCCAAAGTAGCTTTGGGCATTCGTGGTTCGAGAACCACGACGTGCCGCACCGCTATGGCCTGGTGTTCAGCCCCGACTGGTATCGCATGCATTCTTGTCGTCACACTGACTCCATCGTCCTGCCGCATCCGCCGATCCGCTCGGTCGATTCTGTGCAGTACCTCAATCCGGATCATCAGCGCGTGCCGCTTGACCCGACCGCATACCGGCTGGCTGTAATCGGCGAGATGCTGGCGTTGCTCAGGCCCGTAGGCGCGGCGTGGCCGCGAACGGCTCACGAGCCTGACGCGGTCATTGTCACGTATTCGGCTGGCTGGGTTGAGCCGGCTCAAATACCGGCGCCGATCATCAGCTGGATCAAGCTGCGCATCGGCGCTCTGTACGAGAACCGCGAAGAGTACTCCGCTGGCCAGCCGGTCCCCGAGCTGGGGTTTGCTGATCGGCTTCTCGATCCCTACAGCATTCCGGTGGTGTGACATGCGGGCAGGAAAACTGAACAGGCGCGTCTCCCTTCAGAAACGAGGGGCGGCCCGGGATACTGCCGGGCAGCCCCTCGTCGACGGATGGACGGAAATCGCGCGGCTGTGGGCCAATATCCGTTACCTCAATGGGCGTGAGTACGCTACATCGGACACGAAGGTGAGTGGCGCCACCGCGAGTATCCGTGTCCGCTATCGAGCAGACCTTGATGCGACTCTGCGTATTGTTTATCGGGACGCCGTTTTCAACATCCTCGCCGTGCTGCCCGATGAGCAGGATCGCGATCACGTCGATCTGGCGTGCAATACGGGTGTGAACGACGGGTGACCGCACATTGGCTGTGACCGTTCGGGGACTGATATGGCAGCAAATACCAAAGGTTTTTCCGAGTTTGCCGCGATGCTTCGCGGCTTGCCGGCGCAGTTGGGTGAGGGGCCACTACGTTCGGCGGCAGTGGCAGGCGGCACGATCCTGCGCGACGAGGCGGCCGCGCGGGCTCCCGAGGGTGAAACGGGCAACCTTAAGCGCGCACTGTATCTGAAATTTATCGAAGAAAAATCGAGCGATACGCGCAAGGTCTATTACGTCAGCATTCGTCAGGGCCAGAAGCCGAAAAAAGGCGAGGACGGTCCCAACAACGCGGCCTATTACGGTCACATGGTGGAGTTTGGGCACTGGTATGTGCCGCCGAAACCCAAGGGTGTCCGATGGAAGACGCATCGCGCGCAGCATATCGGCAAAAAATGGGTGTCTGCAAAGCCATTTTTGCGGCCGTCGTTTGAGGCGCGGCGACTGGATGTGATCGAGGCCATGCGCGAACGCCTGAAAGAAAGGTTGCTGGAGATATTCGCGAGGTGATGACTTGCTCGAAGAAGCTGTGTTTTCCGCACTATCTGTGCTGGCCGATGGTCGTGTATATCCCGACGAAGCGCCCGAGAGCACGCAACGACCATTCATTACGTTTCAGGTAGTAGGTGGACGGCCCAACGTTGTAATGGCTGGTCCTGCCGCAGCGCGTAACGCTCGTGTGCAGTTCAATGTGTGGGCGGAGACGCGTCTGGGAGCTACGGCTCTGATGGAGCAACTGCGTGTGATCGTATGTGACCGGTCGGCAGCTGGTGCGTTGCGGGGCACACCACTTGGCGAGCCGGTATCGCTGCACGAAGACGATACAAACTGGTACGGCTCCCGAATGGATTTTTCTCTCTGGTATTCGTTGCGCGTGCCTGACTGACATATCGGGATTGGATTTAGGTGTTTTGTGTGCCTGCGTTTTCGCAGGCATTTTTTTTGGAGAGTGCATATGGCTGATCAAGCAACCGTAGCGGAGTACACGCCCGTCGAGGGCATGGACCTGCAGATTTCCACCACGACGTCCACGGACCTCGACAGCACGACGCTGGACTGGGCCGACCTCGGTGTCACGATCAAGCAGCCGCAGTATCAGGGCGCGGCATCGAGCAAGATCGACGTCACGACCATCAAGTCGCGCGCGAAGGAATACGCGCTTGGCCTCAGTGACCCGGGCACGTTCAATATGTCCGGTAACTGGAAGTCGACGGACGCGGCTCAACAGGTATTGCTGGCGGCACACGAAGACAAGCAGCCGCGTGTGATCAAGGCGACGTTTCCCGACCAATCGGTTTTCGTGTTCTCCGGCCTCATCGACCAGTTCAGCTGGTCGGCCAACGTGGACAACGTGGTGACCGGCACTTTCAACGTGCAGGTCACGGGTAAGACGAAGCTTGTCCAACCGCCGGCGCCGGGAGGTGACCAGGGATGAACGCACTCGATCTGAGAACCGCGCTGCTGGCTCCCACTGCGGGATTCCGGCGTGACGACACCGTAACGATTGCCGGCAATGCGGTGGTCGTGCTCGAACCGTCTGCAGGTGACTGGCGCTTCGCTGCGGACAAGGCGCGGGAGTGGCTGGGCCTGCCCGAAGACGCAGACCAGGCGGCGATTAACGAGGCAGCGAAGGGCGATGCCGGCAAGGGGCTCGATGCGGCGCTCGTAGTCCGGGTGCTCTGCGACCCATCCGGCTCTCGCGTTTTCGAGGACTCGGACGCCGAAACCATCCGTGTGCAGTGGGGGCCGGAGTTCGCGCGCGCAGTCAGCCGATCACTGCGGCTGGCAACGCTTGATTCGGCAATGCCCGTCACGGATGCAAAAAACGTCTCGCCCGAGACACAGGCCGCCAGTTCCTGATCACGCTGGCACTGCGTTTCGGGCGAACGCCCGATGAGCTCGAACGCACGCTAACTGCGCGCGAGTTCATCGAGCTACAGGCATTCGATCAGGGCTCGCCACTTTCCGAGTGGCGCACCGATTTCAACGCGGCATCGATCGTGAGCGCGATCTACCGTGCTGCCGGCGCGAAGGGCGTCAAGGTCGCCGACTGCATGCCGCCGTGGCAATTGCCGCAGGCCGGGAAATCAAGGCGGCAAGCGGCGTCCGGTATGGCTGCGTTCAAGAATTATCTCCTGTCGAAACTGGGTAAAGCATGAGTGACGAAGTCGGCAAGGCAGTACTGAGCGTCGAAGCGGATATCGATCAGCTCGACGTCAATTTGCGGCAAGGCGCCGCAGCGGTCGAGCAGTTCGAGCGCACGGCGAAGACGTCCGCCAGCAATGCGTCCGACTCCATCTCGACGATTGGCACGGCTGCGGGCGATACCGCCGACCGGGTGAGCGTAGCCGGCCAGCGCTTGCTCGCATCGCTTGAACGACAGGCGATTCAGGCGACAGAGGGCAAAACGGCATGGCTGGAACTGCGTGCCGCGCAGCTCGGCGTGAGCGATGCGGCCGCGCCGATGATCGCGCAACTGCGCGCGGCGGAGGTTGCAGCCGCCGCTAATGCAGCGTCGTTCGGCAATGCTGCGATGACGTCATCGCGACTCGCGGAAACCGAAGATCAGGCAGGCGAACGTATTCGCCTGATGGTCTCACGCTCGCTGGAACAGGTCGACGCGATGAATGCGATGGCCGACTCGGCGGACCGCGCGGCCGCAAGTGTGGCACGCGTGGGTGGTTCGTCGGCGCCGTCACGTACGGCATCGGAGCTCGTGCCGGCGGAGTCGGCCGCCGGGAGCGCCACGGCTGGTGGCGCAGCAGCGGCCAGCGTTGCCGCACTTCTGACGCAGCTCGATCCAGTCGCGAAGAAGCTTGATGCGCTCGACACAATCGAGGAGCAGCTCCGGTCTTCGTTCAAGGCGGGAATCGTTGATGCGGGCACGTACGCCGCGGCGCTGGGGAAAATCGGTTCTCAGCGTGATGCCATTGCGAAGGTGGCCGAGAGCGCCGAAAAAGGCGCTGGCATGATGGGCAACCTCGGTCTGGGAACGAAAGCCGCAACATCCGAGCTGATAGTGCTGGGCCGAGAAGCAGCAAACGGCAACTTCAGCCGGCTCGGCACGTCCCTGTCGATTCTGGCCCAGGACATGGGGCTGCTGAAGTACCTCTTCACGCCGGCCGCCGCCGCGATCCTGACTGTCGGCGCGGCGGTGGGTGTTGCGGCCGTCGCATTCGCTGACTACGAAAACAAGGTCACCGCGGCGAACACAGCGATTATCGCGTCGGGAAACTATGCCGGTGTGACAGCCGGGGCGCTGTTGCAGATGGCCGACCGGCTCGGCGCATCGACGGGCCGCACCGGCGATGCGGCAACGATCCTCACGAAGCTCGTGTCGTCGAGCCACGTTTCGCAGTCGGCGCTCGCGGACCTCGGGCAGGCCGCCCTCGATATGTCGATCGTAACCGGCGAGGGCGCGGATAAGACCGCTGACTATTTTTCGAAGATTGGCGACGGCGCCGGCAAGCTCGCATCGGACGTTATCGACAGGTATGGCCTGATCAGCGAGGCGACGTACGAGCGTATCGCCGACCTGGAAAAGCAGGGCGACGAAGAGCGTGCGCAGGACGTCCTCGCCGAGGCGTTGAAGGACGCCGCCCAGAAGCGCCTCGCGGACCTGAAAGGCAGCGTCAACGAAATCCAGAGCGCGTGGGACGCGGCGCGGATCGCGGCGCATTCGGCATGGCAGGGCTTTTCTGAGGGTGTATCGGGTGCAACCGGCACGCTGACGCCGGAGCAGGAGTTGCAGTCCCGTGTCGACTGGCGCAACGGGAATCTCTCTTCGACGAATTTCGGTCTTTCGTTGCATGACGCATTCTCGGGAGATAGCAACGAATCACGCATTGCGCAGTTGCAGCAGCAGGTCGAGCTTGCGAAGGAGCATGCCGCGCAGCAAAAGCTGGATGCGGATGCAGCGAAGGAAGGCAAAGTTGCTTTCGATGCCCTGACCAAGGCGGTCACTGCAGCAGAAACGCCAGCGCAAAAGCTGCACGATGCACAGCAGAAGATCATTCAGGACTGGGACGCGCTCTCGCGTACCAACCCGAACAGCGATTTTCTGAAGTCGCACACGTTGCAGGGTCTTCTCGATGCGACAGCGGCTGCGCAAAAGCATGGTGGCGGCAACGGCCAGAACGTCATCAATCAGCAATTGCGCGACCTCGACGATCAATACAAGGCGCGCGAAGATGCATTGAAGACGTCGCTCGACCACACAAAGAGCCTGCGCGAACAGGGTCTGATCTCCCTGCAGGCGGACCTGCAGCAGGAGCATGATCTGCGTGCTGCGGCACTTTCCGACCAACTGGCGATCACCCAGAAGGCTGAGGAAGTCGCCGCCGGCAAAAAGCAACTTTCCGCACTGCAGAAGTACCAGGATCAGGAAAAGAAAATCCGCCAGGCGATGGTCGACAACGACCAGAAAACAGCGGACGACATCGCGGCGGCGTATTCGAAACAGCAGGCCGCGGTGCAGGCGTACACGCAGGCGTTGCAGGTGCAGTTGCAGGTCCAGCAGAACGCCGTCGATATCAACGTGCAGTCGGTCTCGCGGGGCTCGGATCAATCCGATCTGGCTCGGCAGGTCAACCAGATACAGCAGCAATACGCGGATAAGGCGCGGCAGCTCGCTCAGCAACTGGGTAAGCCGAACGGCATTAGTCAGGAGCAGTACGACGAGCAACTGGCGGCGCTGCAGAAATGGCAGTCGTCGGCTGTTGGTATCGTGACGAACGGCCACGAGGCGATGCTTGCCGCTGAGGGCAACTGGGCCAATGGCGCGAATCGCGCGCTCGAAGATTACGAGGCGAAGGCAGGCGATGTCGCGAGTTCGACGGCGCAGGCATTTACCGACGCTTTCTCCGGCATGGAAGATGCGCTCGTGCAGTTCGTGTCGACTGGCAAGCTGAATTTCAGCAACCTTGCGACGGGTATCGTCGCCGACATCGCGCGTATTGAGATCAGGGCGGCGGAATCGAAGATTCTCGGCTCCGGTGGGCTCGGTTCTTTTATTGCCCAGTTTCTGGGCTCGGCTGGAAGCTCGACGTCGTCCCTGATGGGCGTCAACAGCGGGTTTGAAGGTGGTCTTTCGTCGGGCCTGAGTAGCGTTTCCTCGGTTAGTCCGTACGTATTCCATCTGGCCGGCGGTGGCCCCGTGTATGGGCCTGGCACGCCAACGTCTGACTCCATTCCCGCGTGGCTGTCGAACGAAGAGGGTGTCCTGAATGCGCGCGGCATGCGGGCTCTGGGTGGGGCGTCCGCGCTCAATCAGCTGAATGCCGGACAACCTATCGCGAGCTGGAAGCATTTTGCGGATGGGGGAGCCGTGAGCGGACCGGACGATACGGCGCTTGGGGGCGCCGGCGACGTCACGGTGAACATCATCGGTGGCCAGCAACCGGATGAAGTCAAGAAAAGTCGGACTGCATCAGGCGGTACGCAGGTTGACCTGATCTATCGCCAGTTGCGTGGGCAACTCATGCGGGACGCTGCCGAAGGTGGGCCGCTATCCCGCGTGTATGAGCGCACGTGGAGTCTCAATCGAATGTCGGGGAAATAATGGCCGATCTTCCTGTATGGCCGGCTACGCTGCCGGCCGCGACCGCCAACAGTTATGGCATCACGCCGGGTACGCCCTACGCCGCTACCGATATGGATAGCGGTCGCAGTCGGCAGCGTCGCCGCTTTACGCGTGTCCCGTCGACGGTCGACGTCGTCTGGGCGATGTCTCGAGATCAGTACGCCGTGTTCGAGGCGTTTCTGGAGTACGACATCGGTCTCGGAACGGACTGGTTTCAGATCGAGCTACTGAACGGTGTCGGCGTTTCGACGGTGGTCGCGCAATTCCACGGCGACCCGCCGTTCAAGCACTCAATACTCGATGGTTCGCCCGGCTGGCATCAGGTGACCGCGACTCTGAAAACGCGTCGTCTGCCTGTCATGACGGCTGACGAATATGGGGTCGCCAAGGTGTACCCGGCGAGCGAGATTGCGAGCCTGTCCGATCTGCTTCATCAGCTAGTGCACGTCGATTTGCCCGGTCCCATGAGGTGGTTCTGATGGCAACGCTCAGTGAAGCACTCGCCGAAGTCTATGCGAGCAATCCGAAAGATGACTTTGCGCTCAACACGCTGGAAATCCGGCATCCGACATTTGTCGATGACGACGGCAATCCGGCGCCTATTCGTGTGGTTGCCGATCATGTGCCGTTGACGGCCACGCTCGAAGCCGATGCGCCGCTCAATCCTGGCGCACCGGTTGAATTTTCCGCGATGGCGTTCGGCTTCAAGCTGCCGACCACGGAAGAGGGGCAGGCCCCGCAGCTCGATGTGACGCTCGATGGTGTCAGCCGGGATGTTGTCGCGCACTTGGAGAACGCGGTCGCGCAAACGGCGCAGATCGAGGTGACCTACCGGCGATTCCTTGCGGCGAATCCGGCTGCAGGGCCGCAGGACGGCGAGCCGCTAACGCTCTACGCCTCGAAGGCCAATGCGACGCTCACGCAGGCAAAGATGAGCGCGACGCTGACGGATATCCACAACAAGGCGTACCCGTCCCGGACATATACCGCGACCGAATTTCCGGGGCTCAACCGATGACGGCTGACGAAGCGAATAGCTATATCGACCTGCCATGGGTCAGCGGTGGTCGTGGCCCGGCCAGCTTCGATTGCTGGGGGCTGCTTCTCTGGGTGCAGCGCCTGCATTTTGGCATTCAGTTGCCTGAGCGCGCGGGCTCGCCCGACGAAATGCGCGCGCTCTATCGCGGCGAACTGCAGAGCGGCCGCTGGCGCATTGCGCCTCGACCGCTTCACGGATGCGGTGCACTGCTGCGTGCCGGCGATCAACCGCACGTCGGCGTGTATCTCTGCCATGACGGCGGCGGTGTGCTGCACGCGACCGAAGGCGTGGGCGTCATTTTTACGCCCCGACAATATCTGAGATCAATGGGGTATCCACGTGTTACTTGGTACGAATTCCTACAGTGCAACGATAGTCCACGCGCGTAATCCCTTTTGCCATGCGCTCGATCGTCGGGTCGTGCAGATCGAGCGGCCGATGACTGTGCTGGAATGGTTCGATGCGGAGCGTATCGACAGCCAGCGCATGGTGGTAAATGTCGACGGTGACTACTGGTTGCGCGCGCAGTGGGATACGTCAATTCCGCACGGCGCGGTCGTAGTAATGATGCCGGTGGCCGGGAATGGCGGCGGATCAAATCCGCTGCAGGCAGTCCTTCTGATCGCGGTAGCAATTGCTTCGATTTATACCGGTGGTGCGGCCGCTGCGGCATATGGCGGCGCTGCTACTGCAGCGGGTGCGGCAGCCGGTGCAGCTGCAAGTCTCGCGGTTACAGTGGCTGGTTCGATGCTGGTGAACGCCATTGTGCCGGCCGCGAAGGTCGATCCATCCGTCACGGGCACGTCAGCAAGCCCGACGTATGGTTTGCAGGGCGGCGGCAATACTGCACGGCTGCTTGATGCGATGCCGGTCGTGTATGGCCGCATGAAAGTCACGCCCGACCTTGCCTCGCAACCTTATAGTGAATATGCGGGCAATGATCAGTATCTGTATGAATTGTTCTGCATCACGCAGGGCGAAATCGAGATCGAGTCGATCCTCATCGGCGATACCTCGATCGCGAACTTCAGCGAAATCGAGTATGAAATCGTCGGACCCAATCAGCCCGTTACGCTGTTTCCGGACAATGTCGTAACGAGCACCGAGGTCGCGGGCGTCGAGCTGCAGGCGCCGAACGATAGTGGTGACTGGGTCGGCCCATATACGGCCAATCTGGCCGGCACAACCGCGAATTTCATCGGTCTGGACCTGACGCTGCCTTCCGGGCTGTTCTATGCCAACGACGATGGCTCGCTCGGCTCCATCGCGTTGACGTTCGAAGCGCAGGCTCGCCCGATAGACGATAGCGGCAATGCGGTCGGTGACTGGATCGAACTCGATCTGCGTGAATTGCGCATGGCGACCGCACAACCACAGCAGATGAGCTACCGGTATTCAGTGCCGTCTGCTCGTTATGAGGTGCGCATGCGCCGCACTACGGACCTGAATTCGGATACCCGTGCGCAGAATCGCGTGCAATGGGTGGCGATGCGGGCGTATCTGCCGAGCGAGCGCTATTACGGTGATTGCACCCTGCTCGCAATGCGGGCGCGCGCAACGAACAACCTGAACAATTCGACCGCGCATGACGTCAACGTGATCGGCACTCGCAAGCTGCCAGTATGGAACGGCGTGTCATGGAGCGACCCGCAGCCTACCCAATCAATCGCCTGGGCTTTTGCAGACGCGTGCCGGAACACGACGTACGGTGCCGGACTTGCCGACAGGCGCATCGATCTGGAAACGCTGCTCGAACTCGACGCGGTCTGGTCGGCCCGCGGCGACGGGTTCAATGGCGTATTTGATTCCAAAGGTACTTTCTGGGATGCGCTCACGACGATAGCCGCAGTCGGTCGCGCCATTCCGATGTATCTGGCGAGCGTGGTAAGCCTCGTGCGCGACGAGATCAAGACCGTGCGCACGGCTGTATTTACGCCGGACAACATCCTGCCGGGCTCGTTGTCGATCGATTACGCGTTTTATGCGGCCGACACGCCCGACCACGTCGTCGTGCAGTACATGGACGAGGATACGTGGTCGTGGCAGGACGTCGCATGCATTCCGACCGGCTCGTCGGCGCTGACGCCGAGCACGCTCAAGATAGTCGGTGTCACGAAGCGGTTGCAGGCATGGCAGATCGGAATCTATCGAGCATACGCGAATCGGGACCAGCGAAAACAGGTGTCGATTTCCACCGAGCTTGAGGGCTTCATTCCCCGCTACGGCGATCTCGTGGGCGTGTCACACGATCTGCCGCAGTGGGGGATATCCGGCACGGTCGACGGCGAGATCGACGGTGTAGTGATGGTCGATCAGCAGCTCGAATGGACGGCCGGAGCGCAGCACTACGTCTATTTTGTGTTGCCGAATGGCTCGCCTACAACTGCGATACGTGTGACACAACCTGCGGCCGACGACGGTATGATCATGCAACTTGTCGATCCTTTGCCGGACGATTTCTATTTCAGCGATGGCTTTTCGTCGGAAGCAACGCGCTTCGCGTTTGGGCCATCGATCGATCGTGCGATGCAGGATGTCCGATTGATCTCGGTGACGCCGAGCGATACGAACCAGGTTGATCTGGTTTTCGTCAACGCAGCCGATAGCCCGCACCTCGCGGAAACGCAGCAGTCGCCGCCGGGGCCTGTTTCGCCGTCGACGTTGCCCGGCATCATCCACGCACCGGTCATTGCCGAGGTAACGGCGGATTCGAAGATCACGCCCGGATATGTGTCGGTTACGGCGTCCCCGGCTGCAGGCGCGGTCACCTACGAATTTCAGGGAAGTCTCGACGGCGGCAGTACATGGGTGACGCTCGGCACGTCATCGAGCAACGTGCTGACGGTGCAAACCGCGTTGGGAGCGTGGGAGTTTCGGGTGCGTGCTTTTGGTGCGAGTGGTCTGGCTGGCCCGTTTGCAATATGGACGGGCACGATAGACGAGTTCAAGTATCCGCCGGCGCCCCCCGTGCTCACGTTGCGCGAGCCGTTCTCCGGAAACGATCTGTCGATCGAAATCCAGCGCCTGCAGGACGTCGATTACTTCAATGTCGACGTGGTGGTCGGCGGCGTCATCAAGTACGAGGCAACGATCACCGCGCAAAACTTCACGTGGTCTCTCGATCAGGCGAAGCAGTATGGAGCCGTCGCTTCCTCGTTCGACATCAGGGTGACCGCAGGGAACATTGCGGGGCTCGGCAACCCGGCTTCGATCACCGTCGCGAGCGTGGCGCCCCCGGCGCCAACCGTAGCGGTGTTCGGCACGGAGGCTGGCGACACAGTTACTTTGAATATGAGCGTCGCGGATTACCCGAATCTCGCCGGTTACCGCGTGATCGGTCCGGATGGGAGTGTTGCCTACGACGGCTCCTACTACAGTTGCTCCGTGCCGCAGGACGGCCAAACCTACACGGCATATGCCTATAACGCATGGGGCGGCACGTCTCCGGGCACGCCAGTTGTAGCGACGCCGCCGGGCAGTGGTGGAGGTGCTGGTGACGGCGGTGGCCCGGCATAACCAGCAAACAGAAGAGACGACGGCTGCGTAATCGCGGCTTTTTTTATTTCTATCGGGAATCCAGGCATGACACTTACCACCGTACAGAAGATTGACCGAATCTCGGTCGATGCCGATCTGTTACATGACGCAATTCACGGGCCTGCGACAGGCGATGGCAGCATGGTCCAGACGGACAATGGCGAGGTTCCGACGTATGCGAAAGTGGCGAACGACTTCGCGACGGACGGGGCGGCTGCTATTGCTGCATATGTGGCTGATGGTAACGAGTCGATGGCCACGATGGAGGCGGCGGCCACGGCGGTGCGGGCAAGCATTGGATATGCGGTGCCCGTCCCCTATGCGGCTGGTATTCCGATGACAGCGGCAACGCAAACCGTCTCATACGCCGGCCTGACTTATGCGCCGAATCAGGGCGATCTTCCCTTCGTGACCAGTGGTGTATTCGAAGCCGCGAAGTTCAGGCTGATTCAGGGTGTGGCTGTTGCCGATCTCGCGGCTCCCGGGGGGGGTGCATTAGTGGGATGGAAGCAGAACGGCGCCGGAGCCATCGCCATGACGATGCAGGACAAGGAGCGCCAGAATGTTGATGTCGCAGACTTTGGTGCAGTTTCTGGCCAGGACTGCTCAGCCGCTGTGCAAGCCGCGATCAACTATCTCGAAACACTGGGCGGCTATGACGTAAGCGACTCGGGGGGCGTGATCGAATTTGGACCCGGCATCTTTTATGTAAGCAACATCGTCATGACGAAGGCGGGAATCCGTTGGAGAGGGAAAGGCAACGTAGCGACATTGATTGCGAATAGCAGTCCAACAGACCCGATGATTTCGATCTATCAGGGCGATCCGAACGCCGGAACCGTGGTCTGGGGCAACCAGTTCGAAAGCCTTCAATTTCGCAATACGGTGACGCGCTCAGATGGTGCTCCCTTTCTTATTCAGGCCACGCACTCGCTGCGCATGAGCTTTGTGAATGTCGACTTCGTCTCGTCAGCGATAACGAACGGCGCACGTGGCGCACTCAAGTGCGACTTTGTTAAAACCGATACGTTTGAGTCTCGATTTAGTCACTGTTCATGGTGGGGCGTCCTCGGGTGTGCGATAGAAATCCCGGATGGACAGCAGTCGGACACGAATATTTTTGATCATTGCACCTGGTTTTACTGCTCTCTCGCGGGTGCATTTTTCCTCGGCAATGTTTCTGGCAGCAACAATCTCCAGTTCGTGTCCGGGAAGGTGCTCGGCGCGCAAGGTGGAGGCTATGTTTCGTCGGGTAACGATCAGTACGCGAACACGACCGCGGCGGCGTCGTCGAATGGAAACACCATAACGGTAGCCAATGCGACCAACTTCGCGCCGAATCGATGCGTGGTCGTAGGGCAGAACAGCGCGTCCGCCAGCTACGCGTTTGTTAAGTCGGTGGCTGGTACGACGATTACGCTCGACCGGCCGATCGCAGTTAATGCCGGCGATACAATCGTCCACGGGACTCTTGGCTTTGTCATGGGTCACACTCATTCGACGAAATGGCAAGGGGTGCAATTCGAAGCGCTTGATGTAGGCGTCTATTCCGTAGGCGGTACCATGCACACAATTGAGTCCAGTAGCTTCAATTCGTGCGCTCGGGGTGTGTTGCTAAACAATCAGTTTCGCTATTTGAGGCTGGCGCATTGTTTTCCTACGACAATCGGAACGCCAAAGAATGGAGTCGGTTGGCAGCTTGTCACTGTATTGAGCGTAACTGACTCCGGAAATCTCATCGTGATCGAAGATTGTGACGCGGCGGGTTCCGGCTATATCGGTGCGAGCGTGCAAACGCTCGTTGTCAACAACAGCGGAATCAACTTCGGCATGCTGTTTCGCGATCGCGCCGCACGGGTTCAGCACGTGGGCAACGCAGCCGCAGTTACGTTTAACGATACTGCATTCCTTAATTTCAATCGATCCAGTACTGCGGCCCTCACGCGCATAACGTGGCAAACGGCCAGCGTCACGCAGTGGTTTCTAGACAATACCGGCACGAATGGCGATCTACGCCTGACCATGAATGGAAAGGCAGCCTCCATATCTTTTAGCGGTGCAAATGGCATCCCGCAGATCGGCGACGGCGTCTGGAACAGCCTCCCTATGCGGCTGGGGGGGTACTACCTATGGATCGACTCATCCGGGCGGCTGCGGATTAAAAACGGCTCACCGAGCAGTGACACAGACGGCGCGGTTGTTGGCGCTCAATCCTGAGTGAGGAAACTATGGCTCTAAAAAAGACGATTATCTATAAGACGATCAATTTGCCGGATGCATACCTTCGTGTCGTGTGTCCCCAGTTTGATCTCACGAAGAAGACCATGTCGTTTGGGGTGTGGGCGTTCGCTTCGCAGGACGCGGCCGGCGATTGGAATAATTCCCTGGACGGTGCAGCGACCACATATGCGGATGTACCGTACGACATGGCAGGTGCAAACGCGTATGAACAGGCTTATACCCATCTGAAGTCGTTGCCCGACTTTGCAGGGGCCGTCGACGTATTGGAGGTAGGACAGCCGTCTTGAATGCTGTCGATGGATAAACGGGAATCGCGTCTGATCGACATGACGCGTGAGAATTTTCAGAAAGCCGCCTTATGGTGGCTTTTTTATTTGGGGGAAACGGATGCAGGAGCACGAAAAAACCTTTCTGGAGCTACTGGTCATGGGCGCACTGATTGGAATCGCAAAGTTACTTGTCAGCAGCGAAACGCCGACGTTTCGGCTGATACTGGGTCGCGCGGTACTCGGCTCGGCTACTTCGACGGTGGCCGGTGTCGCGCTCGTGCAGATACCGAACCTCGATCCACTCTCGCTGATGGGGATCGGCAGTGCGCTTGGCATCGTTGGCTCTCAATACATCGAACTGCTTTTTCGCAAGCGCGCGAAGGCGATTATCGGAAAGGGTGACGCATGAGCACATATGACGCTGTCCGGCTGAAGGCAGAACTGACGCGCGATGAGGATCGGCGGTCGCGCATTTACACCGATACGGTCGGCAAGGTGAGCGGGGGAATCGGCCGGAATCTCACGGACAACGGCTTCAGGGATAACGAGATCGATCTGATGTATCAGAACGACATTGCCGAAAGCGAAGCATTTCTCGACAGGAGTCTCACATGGTGGCGCGGCCTGGACGATGTGCGTCAGCGCGTCATGATGAATATGGCGTTCAACATGAGTTCGCGGCTACTCGGCTTCCCGAAATTTCTTGCTGCGGCGAGGCAGGGCAACTGGTCGGCCGCATCGGATGAAATGCTCGATAGCGTCTGGGCAAAGCAGGTCGGCGAGCGCGCACAACGACTCGCGCAGATGATGCTCACCGGCGTGTCGAGCGGCAGCCCGGGCGCTTGAATCCATATTCGCAGTTCAACCGGGCCGCCATGAGCGGCCTTTTTTATTGGAGGATCGTTGAATGACCGTCAGGCAGAAAATTGTCGTGGGTGCGATCGGGGCTGCAATCGTTTTGCTCCTGATGCTGTTGTGGGCTTTTTTTGCGTGGTTTGGCAAAACCCCGATCGACCCGTTGATCAACCAGATCGGCGCACTGATTACGATCGTCGTTGGGCTCATTGCCGCTTTCTTCGGCCATCAATCGGCCGTGTCGCGGCCGCCAGCGCTGGACGCTCTCCCGGTTCCCGGCGAGGCCGCGTCAACACTGACGGCTCCGCTGCCCGTCTCGCTGGTTGCAGGCGCTTCTCCCAGTGAAGCGCCTGCACCGCCAGCAGCACCGGCCGCAGCCGCGCCGACGTTGCAGTGACACGCCTCCTGTCGGCCTTCCTGGTTGCCTCGCTGGCTGGCTGCACGCTCATCGAACACGTGCAGGTTCTGCCAATCCTCAACCCCAACACAGATGACGTGTCGTGCTGCGTCGCGTACGCGGAGATTCTGCCGTCGACGCGGCTTTCACTATCTGTCTCGAAGTCCAATGCCGGCGTGAAGGTCAAGGCCGGTGCGAAGTGGAAGTTCTAGCCTCGTAGTCCATCGCCGCGTTCGCGGCACTCAACCTCAAAGGTACTTTATGAAAAAGCTCATGCTGCTCGCGGCAGGTATTGTCCTGTGCGCAATTTCTTTCGCTGGCTGCACGCCGGCTCAGCAGGCCGACGTGGCATTCCTTGCCGCGACTGCAAAAGCGAAGGTGACGAAGGCGTGCGGCGTCGTGCAACCGGCGCTGCTCGATCTCACGGCGATGATCCCGGCCGACCCCAATCTCGCATTGCTCACGAAGGACAATGGCAAGCTATGCGACGCGGTGGCGACGCTCGATCCGACGAACGTGCAAAGCCTGGTGGACACGATCATTCCGCAGGCGCTCGCTGCTGTATCACTCCTGCCTCTCGATGGTGCGACCCAGGCCGCAATCCGCGTGGCATTGGGCGCCGCACAGCTCGCCCTGTCGAACTGGCTGACCGCGCATGGGTCCTCGTTGTCGACGGTGGCTGCGGCATTGCCTGCATCCGCGGTATCGGCCGCGTCAGCGACGGCGGCATCGCAATGAGGCGGCCACTCCGTGTCGCGCTAAGCGGGTCGGGTTTCCGGCTCGCCGCGCATCTGGGGGCACTTCAGGCGATTGCGGATGCGGGGTTTGAGGTGATCGAGCTGGCCGGCACATCCGGCGGCTCGATCGTCTCGGCGCTGTACGCCAGCGGAATGAGCCTGTCCGACATGCACGAGCTCTGCATGATGCTCGACTGGTCTCCGATGATGCGGTTTTCGGGGTGGGGCCTGATTCGGCACCAGGCGCTGTGTTCGGGCGACGCGCTGCTCGACTATCTGACCGAGGCGACTCGTGGTCGCACGTTCGCGCAGCTCGACGTCGACCTCAAGATCGTGGCGGCCGATCTGCTGACCGAGCGGGAATTTGCGTTCAGCGCGGTATTTACGCCCGACGTGCCGATCGCAGTCGCTGCCCGGGCGAGCGCGTCAATTCCGTTGGTCTTTCCGCCGGTCGAGTCGTCAGGTGCGCTGCTGGTCGACGGCGGGACGTGCAACAACGTGCCCGCGAGCCGGCTGACGGTCGACGACGTGCCGCGTATTGGCATTTATCTCGTGTCCGACGATGAGCCTTTGCCGGCTGGCAGGCGATATGGGCCGGCGGCGCTGCTGCCGCGCGTGATCGACCTGATGCTGGCCGCGAACGAGGGCGCGCATAACGATCTCGCGGAGCAGGGCGGGGCGACGATTGTGCGCGTGCCGACCGGATACGCGAGTTCGTTCGACCGGAATATGGCGCCGGCGACGCGCGGGCGTTTATACGATGATGGGTATGTCAGTACGGCAAACGCACTTGCGCGCCTCTCGCTGCCAGTTGTTGCTTGACTAGCGCCGCTGGCCTGCTCGTAGTGGGCCAGCGGTTCGTCACTCATGCGGTCTTCTGCAGCCGCTCCTGGCTTGGGCATGGAATCCATTTCCCATTGTCGAAGTACATCCGCTGCCCTCCAACAGACGAGAAATATCTGTTATCAAGCGCGCTGTTCTTCTGGATCACTTTCTGCTCGCCCGCGACAACAACCGAATTGTCGGGAACATCCCTGTGGACAACCGCATTAGCGCCGATTCGAACGTTGTTTCCGATGACCACGTTGCCCACAATCTTGGCGCCAGCGCCTATATAGACGTTATTGCCGATGGTCGGAGCGCCATTGCGCGCAGACCCAGAAAGGGTGATTGAGCCGATCGTCACCTGCTGAAAAATCACGCAGTTTTGCCCGATTTTTGCATCGCCAGATATGAATATGCTCTTCATTCCATGAGGAAAACATGGCTCGCCAGCGAACGATGAGTTCCACGCCACGGAACTGTTGTTCTCGTACTGATAAAGCTGGTAGACAAGTCTCGCCAGCTTTGAAGAAAAGCCGTTGCGACGGCGATAGCAAATCGTTTTGAGATTCCAGATTGATCCAAATGGCGCCGCCAAAAGTCGTCCGAGCATTTTTATGTTTTAACAATCAGATATTCGAGGGGGCAGTCGCTTTTCGATTTCCGTGATGCTGTAAGTTTCTAGCTTGGAATGATAGCGAGAAGCGTGCCAATACAAATCCATCTGTTTATTCAATTAGACGGCCGTAGGCATTGTTGCCTGACCTATAACGTTCCCGTAACGTTATGCTACGTCGTTACGAATTCGTAAGCCACATTATGCGAAATCAATACGGCTTCTGAATGGGAAGCAGGAAAAGTGAGTTTGCTTAGCTGTCCAGCGTGGCGCTTGGTGCTACAAAGAAAATGGAATTCCTGCAAACCCCAATTTTGTCAGGGCCTCGGTAGCGATTCGGGATTTTCGAGTCTTCTGCGGTCGCGCCGACCCTCTTCTTCATATGCCACCGCTTTGGTGTCTCTCGCGTAGTCCCTGTCTTGTTGCTACGGCGCGTCGGTCAGCCAGGAAGTGGCAGATTCTGATCGGCAGCGCCGTTGAGGTCGATTTCCTCGGCCGCATGCCAATCGCCTGTCTTGCGGTTGATGAGCAGCATTCGTGTGCTGCCACGTTTGGCCACAAGTGTTACGCCAATTAGTCCTTCATCTGCGTCCGGCGAAAAGCCGGACATTGAGATTACGATACGTGAGAACGTGTCGGCGACCAGTTGTCGCGCCTTCATTCTCGCGTCGTAGTCCAAGCTTTCAACGCCCTTCACAAGAGTAGCCCAAGCATCTGCCGCTGCCGGCGCTTCGGTAGTGTTCAATGCTGCGAGCTGGTTTTCAATCGTTTCCGCTTCTCGCTTTTCGATCTCCATCTGCGCTTCCATGTCGCGCAGCCTGCGGATCAAAGCTACGGGCGCGTCGCCTTCATCGGAGAGCAGCGCGTCGGTTGCTCGCTGAATCTTTGTCTCAATGTCTGCTATTCGCTGCCGTGCGCCAGTGAGTTGCGCTGAAAGCGAACTGGCACCGTCGTCGCCTTCGAGCAGGCGCGTCAGATTGATCTGATCAGCACAAAAGAGCATTACCGCGTTTTCGACGGGCACGACACTGCAACTGCCGCTTTCCCGGCATCCCTTACTGGTGCTGTACGTCACGCAGTGCAAACGTCGATGGCCCGGTGCTGGCCGTCCGTCAGGCATGCGTTTTCGGCTCATAAGGTTCTGGGCCGCGATGGGCGCCCCGCAGTAGCCGCAGTAGGTGATTCCCAGCCCGGTAACAACGCCTGGTATTTCACCTTTGCCCTTGCGGCGGTGCCGCTGGTCAGCTAGATAGCGCAGATCAGCGAACTCGGTTGGAGAAAGAATGGCCGGATAGTAACTTTCCAGGCGATATGTTTCGCCATCGAGCTCGACCGATTTTTCGCCAAGGAGCATCCGGTTAGCCAGCACCTTATATATATGGGACGCTTGAGTCTGCCCGGATGAACCGATTTGTAGGCCGCGATCAACGAGTGCCCGAAGCGTTCGCACGGCGCCGTGCCCGTCTCGAAACATCGAGATCACCAGTTTCACTGCCTCGGCCCGCTCGGGGATCAGTTCGAAGCCGCCGGTAGCTGCTGGGCGCACCCACTGCGGGTCTTTGCCGACCCGGATCGGCGTCCGCGAGGTGCCGGCAATCCATGCCTGACACTGCCTGCGAATCGAAGCCTTGACACGCTTACTCTTTGTGTCGGACTCCTCGTGCGCGCGAATCATCACGAGTAGGCTGTATACGAGGTCCATCGGCTGCGCCTTCAGCCGCTCGCGGTTATAGGCTCTCCCGTCGCTTGCGGTCACGACAGTAATTCCTGCGTTGACGATCTGGGCGAGTTGCGCTTGCGCCTGGATTGGCTCTGCACGGCTCAGTCGATCAAGGCCCTCGACGACCAGTACCGAGCCAGAGGGCACCTGACCGTCTTCCACCGCGCGTAGGAAGACACCCAATGCGCCTTGCTTAACGTGGCGCTGGTGGTACGCTGACAACCCTTCGTCTCGGAGAGATAGGGTCGCATCAAGCTCCAT